CCCTAAATTATCAACAACCTTAACAGGTATAGAAGTTGAGGGCGATGTCGGGATCAATACGGCTAGTCCTGTAACATTTTTAGATGTTCGTGGAAATGATACTGCTCTACCTGCAACATCAGGTACTACCGTGAGTACAGGTACAAGATTAAGACTTGCATCAACCGCTGCTTCTACTTTAAGTGCATCATTAGATATAGGTATAGGTACTTCATCAAGGGCTTGGATTCAATCTACAAGCATAGGAGATTTAAGTGATGGAAATCGACTTTTATTAAACCCTAACGGAGGAAATGTCGGTATTGGTGAGCAAACTCCCCTCTACCCACTTTCAATAAAAGACAATGCAGTGATAGGCACAAATAAAACAGTACTACAACTGCAAAGTGAAACAATAACCAATGGCGGTAGCATGAATTTAGATTTTAGAGTTACTAGCTCTAATGCAGTAGATAGATATGTTGCTAGAATAACAGGTGTAAGAGAAGGAAATGGAGCCTTAAGTCAATTACAGTTTTGGACTGAAGACTCAGGTTTATATCAAAGAATGACTATACTTTCTGGCGGCAACGTCGGGATTGGGACCGCTAGTCCAAGAGGTAAATTAGATATTGTAGGAAACACTGATAATGATACAGATTTTTTAACAATACAAGATGACGATCCTACAGCAAATTCACACAGACCAAGTATAAGGTTTAGATCAGATACAGCTCAAATTGGACAAATTACAAGTTTAGACAATAGTATGAGATTTTCCGTAGGAACTACAGAAACCTCATTGTTAGAGATTGCAAGTAGCGGCAACGTCGGGATAGGAACGACTAGTCCTGCTACCTGGAAACTAACTGTAGATAGTGATACTGTGTACGCAGCGTCTTTTGACACCTCAAGTAACACAGGTTTAACTATAAATGGAAACAATGCTACAGCTGCTCAGCTTTTAGGTTATTCTAATTCAGCATCAACTTATAATGACTTAGATATTAGGTCTAATTCTACTCCTGGTAGTGGTGTTTATATTGATGGTAGCGAGTCAAAAGTTGGTATTTCAACTACCGCACCTTCACAAAAGCTTCACGTAGCTGGTAACGCAAGAGTCACAGGTGCATACTACGATAGTAATAACACGCCTGGAACTTCAGGGCAAGTATTAAGCTCTACAGGTGGAGGTACTGATTGGATTGATGCTGCTGCTGGTGGAGCAACTAGTATTAATGGATTAAGTGACGCTGCCGCAGGTAATGGAACTACATCTGGCGTAAATCGTGGAACTTGTATAACTCTAGGAACATCTCCAACATGGGCACAAGGTGGGGATACTGGATTTTTTGGTGGAAAAACAATTGCTATAGGTTTTGCTGCTATGGAAAATTTTGAAACAGGATTAACAACAGCTTGGCAAGGTAGTATCGCTATAGGATACAAAGCTTTATACAGTATTGAAGGAAATGTTAACCCCTACAACAACATTGCTATAGGTAATGAAGCTTTGCGAGACTACAATTCTCCTAGTAGTAATCCTCCTATTGCTATTGGAAATTTAGCGATGGCAGATAGTGTTGTAAATTCAAATTGTATTGCTATAGGCCCGCAGTGTTTACAAAGTCTTGGAAACACTAACTATGGACCGGGCTCAACACTTACCAAAGACGATTGTGAAAATAATATTATGATTGGTGGTTATCGAACATGGATGGGAGGATCACAAAACGTCTCAATAGGTTGGAATGCTGGACCGGGTTTTGCTACAACTCAAAACCCTGCTGGTACTTTAGTAGATAGCAACACATGTATAGGTTATGGCGCTGGACTTAGCGGTACTGCAATAGTAAATTGTCTGATCTTAGGTAATGGAGCAGCACCTAGTTCAGCTTCTGCAACAAACGAAATTGTTTTAGGTAATAGTAGTATTACAACTATTAGAGCCCAAGTAACAACTATTACAGCGCTTTCAGACGCAAGAGATAAAAAAGACATAGTAGACTTAGATAATGGATTGGATTTAGTTAACCTACTAAAACCTAGAAAATTCATATGGGATCACAGGCCAGAAGTGAAAATGAAAACAATATATTCTACGGATGAAAATGGAGTTGTTTCCACAACAGAAACAGAAATAGAAGAAACAAGTACAAGAAAAGGATCAAAAGATATAGGGTTTATTGCTCAAGAATTACAAGAAGTAGATAATGAATGGCTTCAATTAGTTAGTGATAGTAATCCTGAAAAATTAGAAGCATCTTATGGTAAATTGTTGCCTGTGCTAGTAAAAGCTATACAAGAATTATCTGCAAAAGTAACAGCGTTAGAAAACTCTTAAATAATAAAAAAAATAAGTAACTATAGTATTAAGTAATAACAATTAAATTAAATTAAACCATGGAAAATCCAAAAATTAAAGACGAAGAATTAAAACAAATTATTGACGACCAGAATGAGTTACAAAAAATGTTATCTCAAGTTGGAATTTTAGAAGCTCAAAAGAAACAAGTACTTGATGCTGCATTAGCTAAAAGCGACGAAGTTGAAAAATTCAAAGCTAAACTAGAAAAAGAGTATGGCAAAATAAGTATCAACTTAAAAGATGGTAGTTATGAAGTTATAGAAGACGAAGCGCCAACTGAGTAATGACTTCAAACATAAGAAAGATCAGTATCGGAGCTGACTATAAGTCTGATGCTATGCACTATGCTGTAGGGCAACAAGTTTATGGTGGGCACGAAATATCTCATATATTACATGAAGATTCTGATAACTCTTATAACATCTATATTAAAAAAAACAACGAGGTATTGCCATGGAAAAAATTTAATTCTAACATGGCTATATCTGTTGAATATGATTTAGAGTATTAATGAAAAGTATTTTTGATTTTATTATACAACCACTAGGTGATGAGTATAATAACGAAATTAAAGTTAAAAATAAATCTTTAATTATTAATACTAAAATAGAAAGTTATAAGTCAGTTAACAATTTAGCTATTGTAATTGAAGTGCCAAAAGCATACGATACTCCTATTAAAAAAGGAGATATTATAGTTGTACATCATAATGTATTTAGAACTTTTTACGACATAAAAGGTGTAAGAAAAAAAAGTAGATCTTGGTTTAAAGATAACTTATATTTCTGTCAAATAGATCAAGTTTATTTATATAAAACAAGTAATGAGTGGAAATCATTTGGTGACAGATGCTTTATAATGCCACTTAAAAACAACAACTCTCTAACGCTTGACAAAGAGCAAAAGCTTATTGGTATACTTAAAATAGGTAATAGCTCGTTAGAAGCACTTAAAATTAATCCTGGAGACATTGTAGGTTATAAACCTTATGGTGAATGGGATTTTTTAATAGACGGTCAACGTCTTTATTGTATGAAATCAAATGATATTGTTATAAAATATGAACACGAAGGAAACGAAGTTGAATATAATCCAAGCTGGGCACATAGCAGTTGAGGAACTTATTAAAGTTGCTAAAGAAGCTATTGTAGATTCAGATGAAGATATATCAGCTGACAGACTTAAGAACGCTGCAGCTACAAAAAAACTATGTATATTTGATGCTTTTGAAATACACAATCGTATTATAGAAGAACAAAATATGTTAGATGAAAAACCTAAAGAAGTTAAAAAAGAAACTACGTTTCGTGGTTTTGCTGAAGGAAGATCTAAATAATGTACGAGCAAACTTTATATAAAATAATAAAAGACCATGTAAAACCTAAAATTCTTAAACGAATGAATAGGTATAAAAAATGGGAGTATGGATATAACGAAGATCATGACATGGTTATTATATCTAGAACTGGGCAAATTGGAGAGGTTTATGAAATACAAGACCTTAAAATAGCTTTACCTTTACAAAACAATGTTCATACATTTGAAAGTAATAAATGGACTAGATTTGATTACCCTAAAGTATTAAGTAAAATAAAAACAGTGTTTGACTGGAGAGAATATCCAGAGGACTTTAAAGAAAAATGGTATTATTACATTGATGAAGAATTTGCTCGTAGAGAAGAAGGTTTCTGGTACTTTAATAAAAGTATCCCTA